GCAAGCCAGTCCTGATAATGACGCCGCTTTCGGTTGGTGCCCAAACCGTGCGCGAGGCTGAGAAGTTTGGAATAGAAGCGAAGCAATCGCGCGACGGATCGGCATCCGCTCCAATTACCGTCACCAACTACCACCAGCTTCACAAATTCGACTGGAAGCAATTCGGAGGCGTTGTCTGCGATGAGTCCTCAATCCTTAAGAGCTTTGACGGCGCCATAAAAGGACAGGTGACCGACTTCATGCGAAAGCTGCCCTACCGGCTGCTTTGCACGGCTACAGCCGCGCCGAATGACTACATCGAACTTGGCACTTCAAGCGAGGCGTTGGGCGATCTTGGGTTCATGGACATGCTCAACCGCTTCTTCAAAAAGTCAGAGCAGACAACCAGCAGGAGCGAAGAATTCCGGTCCGGGCTCTATCGGTTTCGTGGCCATGCTCAGAACGATTTCTGGCGCTGGGTATGTTCGTGGGCAAGGGCAGTCAGAAAGCCTTCTGACATTGGATTTCCAGACGACGCCTACAAGCTGCCAGAACTCAATTCGGTTGAGCACATCATCAAGGCAAGGTCGCGCAACCCTGACTTCCTTTTTGATATGCCTGCCATCGGATTGCAGGAGCAAAGGAGCGAACGGCGCCGGACAATTCAAGAACGATGCGAGATGGCCGCTCAACTGGTCAACTCTCACAAAGGCGCATCCGTCGCGTGGTGTCATCTGAACCAGGAAGGCGACCTTCTTGAAAGACTGATTCAAGATTGCGTCCAAGTCTCGGGCGATGACTCCGATGACGAGAAGGAGGAAAAGATTGAGGCGTTTCAACGTGGCCAAGTTCAAAACATGGTCACCAAAAGCGTTGTCTGCGGTTTCGGACTGAACTGGCAACACTGTCACCACACCACGTCATTTCCGTCGCATTCGTTTGAGCAGTGGTATCAGGCAATCCGGCGTTTTTGGAGGTTTGGACAAAAGTATGCCGTTAAGGTTGACGTTATCTCAAGCGAAGGCGAGGCGGGCGTCCTTTCAAACCTCAACCGCAAGTCGGACCAAGCGGAGCAAATGTTTGCAAAGCTGGTCGAGTTGATCACAAACGAACTCCGCATTGAAAAGGCAAACACCCACGTTAACAAACAAGAGATTCCATCATGGCTATAATCAATCAAACAATCTGCGCCAGGTATGCGCTGTATAATGGCGACTGCGTTGAAGTGATGCGCTCGCTGCCGGACGAAAAAGTTGACCTAAGCATTTACTCTCCACCCTTCTGCGGACTCTACAATTACAGCAGCAGTGAGCGCGACCTAAGCAACTGCGCCAGCTATCAGGAGTTTTTTGTTCATTACGGCTACGTGGTTGCGGAAATTGCGCGGCTAACCAAGCCGGGACGAATTACCGCTGTTCATTGCATGGACGTGCCCGGCAAAGGAAACGGAGAAACCGCCCGCATGGGTTGCGGCGCAAATGCAGGAACCGGACTGATCGACTTCCCCGGCGACATCATCCGGCTTCACGAGCAGCACGGTTTCCAATTCATGGGCCGGCGCGCGATTTGGAAGGAACCGCTTGGCGTCCGTCTCCGAACAATGGCGAAGGGATTGGCACACGCTCAGATCGTGGAAGACTCCACGCTCTGTGATGTGGCTAGCGCCGACTACCTGTTGACGTTCCGAAAGAAGGGCGAGAACACGGTTCCGGTTTCGCATCCGACCGGACTTCATTCCTACGCCGGAGAGCGTGTAATCCCTCATGAGCTTCAGCAATACAAGGGGCATACAGGGAAGCAGACCGAGAACCGCTTTAGTCATTGGATTTGGCGTCAATACGCGAGCAGCTTCTGGGATGACATTCGGATCGAGCGGACCTTGCCTTACAAAGAAAGCCGGGAGTCTGATGACGAGCGCCACGTTCACCCGCTGCAACTCGACGTGATCGAGCGCGCTTGCGTCCTGTGGAGCAATCCCGGCGAGGTTGTGCTGACACCGTTCATGGGCGTCGGCAGTGAGGTGTATGGCGCTGTCCTGAATGGCCGGAAGGGCATCGGCGTGGAATTGAAGACAGCCTACTACAACCAAGCTGTCCGCAACCTGGCCGCGGTTGAAGAGCACGTTGAACAGGAGCTTATCCCGACATGAGCACGCACCGACTACTAGATGCCGTCAAACCCGGCCTAACCGCCGACTCAATCCGCGAAATGCTGGCCCGCAACGGCATGACCGTGGTGGCCAAGCCGGCAAAGCTGTGTAATAAGACGCGCAAGATGCCCGGCAAAGTTCGCCGACCGCGTGCCGAATCGGTCGCACTAGCCGCTCAGATGCGAAACCAAGGCAAAGACAACGCGGACATCGCCGCGGCCTTAGGCGTCACGCGACACTACGTTTCCGAGCTGTTGCCACGCGAACAGAACGGGAAGAAGACCAAGCACCCGCCGGCCAATCGCGTTAAACCAATGCGCCAAAGCGTGCGAATGCAGAACGTCCAAGCGCGCAGGGACAAGGACCGGGAGTTTGCCATCGCGAAGCGCAAAGAAGGTTGGACGATGGCGGTCATTGCCGGCGCCTTGGACCGTTCGCCGCGCTACGTGCAGGACATCCTGCCTCAGGAGTGGTGCGGGAACATCAACAAGGGCCACAACGCGGAGATACTGCGGACGCATCCGAAGTGCGTGGCGATGCGCGGGGCCAGGGTGGTGAGGGAGGCAAAAGCATGAGCGACACACCAACACCGAGGACGGATGCGGTATGCGACAGATTTTCCCGCGGCCTGATGGGTTCCGGCGAGGTGAGGGCGTTTATGGAGCAACTCGAAAGCGAGCTGGCCGCCGCCCACGAGCGCATCCGCCGGCTGGAGGCGGCGGGTGACTACTGGATTCCAAGAGACAGTGACGCCCAGTTGGCATGGACCCAAGCCAAGGAGGCCAAGCCGTGACAACCTGCCCGTTCTGCGGTTCATGCCTTGCAGTCAACTGGATGGATCACGCCTTCCATTTCAAATGTGAAACGCAGGTAAAAAGCAGCGACGTAAACCGGAACAATCAATCCATAACATGCACGCGCCGTGAACGCGACAAGCTCCGCCAGGAACTAGACAAAGCCCGCGCGGAATTGCAGCACGCAATGACGTATCAGGATAAATGCTTTGAGCTTCGTGAGTTGTGCAACGTGGCCACGGAGCGGGCAGAGCGGTTTGAGCGGTGGCTAACTGAAGCCCGCGCGGAAATCCAGAGGATGAAGGGGGAAACACCATGACCCTCCCCAACTGCCTCTTTACATCCCCAGGATGTTTTGTAGCAACGGCCTAGCAGCGCGAGGCGTGGAAACCTAGCGAGGCAACTACAAAGGCTCATGAACACAACTTTCACCCACCCAGACCGGGCAACGTCGCGGCAGCCTTCCGTGAGTTTCCACCCCGGTTTGCGGTGGGTGTTTTGGTTTTGAACCATGAGAATCCGAACAGTTAAGCCCGAATTTTTCACCCACGAAGGCATCTTTGAAGCCGAGCAATCTAGCGGCCTTCCCCTTCGCTTGGCGTTCATCGGGCTATGGTGCGCCGCAGATCGTGAAGGGCGTTTCCGGTGGCAACCGCGCCGCCTTGGAATCCAGATTCTGCCCTACGATGACTTGGACTTTTCACGCGTGCTCGACGCGTTGACCACGCGTGGCTTTCTCGTGAAGTATCGCGTGAAAGGGGCGTCTTTTGGGTGCATTCCGAGCTTCATTCGGCACCAAGTCATCAACAACAAGGAGTCAGACTCGGTTTTGCCGGACCCGAACGAAGAAACCTCCGAAAACATATCAAATCAGGCGGAAAACGACGCGTCGGCCACGCGTGAAGCACGCGTTGACCACGCGACAGCCACGCCACTTTTTCTAGATCAAGGGGAAGGGAAGGGAAGGGAAGGGAAAGGAAAGGAAGGAAACGCGGCTTCGCCGTGGCACGTTGCCCTTGGCTTGGAAATGCCGGAAGCACTCCGGACGGAACCTTGCATGGAAGCGGCAAGGCTATGGCTAAAATACAAGTCGGAACGTCGTGAAGGCTACAAGTCAATCGGGCTGAAGACGGCACTGACGCAATGGGCTACGGAATACACGCCGGCGACTTTCCCGGCTGCCGTCAATTCGTCTGTTGCTGCAAACTACGCCGGATTGTTCCCGTCCAAGTCGAATCACCAGTCGGCAGAAAAGGCCAAGCCAATGTGGCAACAGATCAAAGAACTCGAAGCCCGCATCGACACGCACCCCGGAAACTGGAACTGGCTGAAATACAATTCCAAGACGGCGACCAAAGAGCAAAAGGACGAATACCGGGCGCTACTGAAGCAGCTTGAGGCAATGCAGGCCGGGCAGGAACCGCTGCCGATGGGTGAAGGGGATATTCCGTAATGGACCTATCCCGCACAGACCGTCTGCCACCGCACTCCCTAGAAGCGGAGCAGGGTGTCCTAGGTTGTTGCCTCATTTCGCCGAATGAGTGCATCGGCCAGTCGGTTGAAGCGTTGAAGCGCGGGGAAGCGGAGTTTTACGACACGCGGCATCAGACTTTGTATTC